TCGAACATTGGCCAAAGTTGCTTGTTCTTCAGTGATGTGTTTGCTCTTTCTATACCAAAGAGCCATTTCCACACAAACGCTCATGGGCAACCTGCCCACATAAAAGCCTTTATAAAGGAAAGGTTGCCGTTTGAGAAAGGAAATTTCTTCACGGGGACACCACTCAGGAACATTGGCTTCTTTAGAAGCCGTTGTGTAGGTCATGTTGAAAAGCTCCTTCATTTCCCTCTGCACTACAAGCTGATTGAAAGAAGAGAGCTCATCAGGCACGCCCAGCAACAAATCATCACCATAATAGAAAGCAGCTACTGAATCGTCGTATAGACGTATCACTTCACTGGGTTCCAACTGGTCAAAGTGTGAAATCATACAGCTAAGCATCATGATCTCGGTGCAATACGAATTTTCTTCAGCCGTTTGTGGATTTCCAGATGTTTGGCCATTGAACCTGGCATAAAGCGTATGACGAAAAATGTGCATGTTTTGCATCATTGCTTCCAGGAACTTACGGCGAGCAATTACATTTCTTGGATCTTCATCAGAAAAATGAATTGCATACCATTTCTCAACAATGAGACTATACATACGTCGTACAAGCAGGTTCAAAAACAAATCATATCCTTTGGCGTCCAAAGCAATGAAATTGCGCTCAGTTGTTGCAAACAATCGTCTAAATAGAAAATGCATCTCTGGGCCATTAGCCGGCAAACCAACTTGTGGACCACAGTTTGGGTGATGACGTCGACAGGCTTCAAGAAAAGCGCCAAACAACTTTTTACATGCAATCAGAACCTCCAAACTGCATCCACTAATGACTCTAGCTTTTGGCGATCTAACCTTCAGGCCAAGATCTGACTCATCATACAAACCAGGGTATGCCTCCAAGAGTTCGTGAGTCAGAACAACTTTGTCATACCTTTCATCCTTAAAAACATCTTCCATTATAACCAGTATGTCGTCTCCGTTTCTAGCTCGTTCAAGAAGATCGTATACACGGTGCTTTGTCTCATCCGACATCACAATCTTGCCTTCAACGACCTTACCAAAAATAATCTGTTCATCTTCCCGGTACAAATATGGGAATTTGCCTTCTCCAGATTTAGTATATCCAAAACCAGGCGAACTCTTGGTATTGATACGATTGTTGGCAGACTGTGACAGCCCATTAAGAGCCATCTCATCACACATTACAGAACTGATTCGTGGATCGGGTGCTGGAGTCCGGGCTGCCAAATAGTCTACTATTTGCCGGAATCCTGGACAGGTCTGAATGTGCTTATGAACCACATTCCCTTTATTGAAGAAATATGGCCAAACAACTG